CCCTCGCAGCTCGCGGGGTAAATCAGAAGATCGCTTCATTTATCCCACAGGATATAGACCCTTCAGAGGAGTCTGTGTCTAAATGGCTCACAGAATATGCCGATGTTTTCGGTATTGATCTTGAGCAAAACCAGGCAACAGCAAATGTAGATCCAGCCGATGCAGCGGCGTACAAGAGACTAAGTGCAGCGTCTAACGCAGGTATATCACCTGAACGTGGACAAGACATTATGAGTCGCTTGATGAACGCCAATTCAAAGGAAGAACTGGATGCCATCATTGCCGAATCTGGAATGTAATTTAACCACTAACGAAAGGCAAAAATAATGGCACTACCAGGCGGTTCCATCACTGGTTCAGCTGACATTACTGCACTCGTACAGACAGCATACGATCAATATGTTCGTATGGCTCTTCGTAGCATCCCTGTTATGCGCGGTCTTGCAGATGTTAAGCCAGTACAGCAAGCAATGCCAGGATCATCAGTAGTATTCTCAATCTACTCTGACCTAGCACAAGCAACATCAACTCTCACAGAAGAGTCAGATGTTTCATCAATCGCTCTCGGCAACCCTAACCAGGTTACCGTTACTCTTCAAGAGTACGGATCAGCCGTAACAACAACAAAGAAGTTGAACCTTACTTCGTTCAACGATGTTGACTCAGCACTTGCTGACATCATCGCTTACAACGCAGCAGATTCGATTGACTCTGTAGTTGCAACAACTCTCACAGGTGGCTCAAACGTCATCTACGCAGGAACTTCAACAGCATCAACAACAAACGGAATCACAGCAACAGACGTTATGTCAGTAGCTGCTATCCGTGAGGCTGTCACACAGCTCCGCACAAACAAGGCAGTGCCACGTATCAATGATTTGTATGCAGCATACCTACACCCACGTCAGGCAGCTGACCTCCGTGCTGAATCAGGCACCGGCGGATTCCAGGCTTTGACACAGTACGTAGATCGCACACCATTCGTGGCTGGTGCAGTCGGCGTAATCGAAGGTGCATTCGTAGTGGAAACACCACGTATCCCATTCGCTGCAAACACACAGTCACCAGCAGTTAACGTCTACAAGGCTGTTATCGCTGGTCGTGAAGCACTTGCAGAAGCACAGGGTCAAGACATCTCTACCATCATTGGACCAGAGATTGATACGCTCCGTCGCTTCCGTACAATCGGTTGGTACTATATGGGCGGCTTCTCTCTACTTCGTCAAGCAGCTCTTTATCGTATTGAATCAGCAGCATCAATTAACTAATTGAGCACGGTGGGGGCAGGGTCAAACCTGCCTCCATCACTTAGAGGAGAGATATGCCATATACGCTAGTAACACCTTGGAATAACGAGACGTGGGTAGATAACAACACTACTCCCTATGCTCGTCTAGCAGGACGTCGTCTTGTAGGTGGAACTTATGATGGCACTATCCCAGTATCACTTACAGATGTACCACGTGGAATAACACTACTGATTAACGGTACAACTGTAACAGAAAATAGAACACCTAGCCAAGATGACTTGGCTGATGCTGACACCTATTACCTTGGTGGCCACGCATACACTCTTACAGATCAAGAAGCACAAGTCCTTATTAACGCTGGTTACAGCGATTACCTAACACCGGTGGCCTAATGGAATGCAATCACACAAGTAAAGTCCTTGACTGGTCATACGAACTAATAGACGGTGACGTCAAGCAACTTGTATCTAAGTATGGATGCACACACTGTGAGGCTACATCGGATAAGCCGTTTAAGTCTGAGTGGTATTCTAAGCCAGATCACAGTAAGTGTGATGATAGTCCTTGCTTTGGTTGCAAGGCACGAGGCTTAACACTAAGTACTGGAGATGCCACTACTCGTGGGTTCCAGTCGGCTAAGGCCCACGATAAAGAGTTGGGTGCGTATTACGACGCAGTTCGACAAGGAATAGAACCTCGTTCTACCAGACAACCTGATATTGACGCAGCAGTCAAACTCAGTAATGACGCTGGTAAGGCTTTCGACGGAACCAAACTAACATACAAGGAGTAACAATGGATAAGGATATGAAGGGCGACGTTGAACTCGTCAAGAATGTTGAAGAAGTTTCAGCATACCCATCAGCAGATAAGCAGTTTGCTTCAAACCGTAAGTATATGACTTACGAGTCAATCTCTACTGGAGTCGGAGGAAAGAAATAATGCCAAAAGTTGGAATGAAGGAATTTCCTTACACAGCTAAGGGTGCAAAGATGGCCAAGATGGAAGCCAAGAAGACTGGCAAGAAGATGGTTGTCAAGCCTGCCAAGAAGAAGATGGGCAAGAAGAAGTAATGAAGAAGAAGCCAGCCAAAGTCAAGAAGGTAATGAAAGAATTTAAGGCAGGCACACTTCACTCTGGATCTAAGAAGGGTCCGGTAGTTAAGAATAGAAAGCAGGCCGTTGCTATCGCTTTGAGCGAAGCTGGGATGAGCAAGAAAAAGAAGAAATAAATGGCTAAGAAAGATCCTCGCCTAGAGCGAGCAGGAGTATCAGGCTTTAACCAGCCTAAGAAGACTCCAAGCCATCCAACTAAATCCCACGTTGTAGTTGCCAAAGAAGGCGACAAGGTCAAGACCATTCGTTTTGGTCAGCAAGGTGTTAGTGGCGATAAGAAGCCAACAGCACGTCAAGCATCATTCAAAGCCCGTCACGCTAAGAACATTGCCAAAGGCAAGATGTCTGCTGCGTACTGGGCAGACAAGGTGAAGTGGTGAAGAAGACAGCATTTTGGGATAAGCCCAATCCAAAGAAAACATCTAAGAAATTAACAGATAAGCAGAAGGCTGCTGCAAAGGCTAAGGCCAAGGCAGCAGGTCGTCCTTATCCAAACCTAGTAGATAACGCAGCAGTAGCCAAAAAGAAAAAGTGAGGTAGAAGGTGCCAACAGGAAATCCAGGTTCAACCCTAGTAGCAGAACTTAACAGACTTGCTAATGGTGGCACCTATCCACCTATTTCACAGTATGTAGATGAAGCGCTAGCTGCTCGACGCTGGGCAGCAGCACGTGGTATTACCACAAAGCACACAGACACAGTAGGAGTTCTTAATGATATCGCGGGTATTTCGGGTAGTGCGAACACCCATCTTGATTACAGCGGTGTATGCAATCTCCTCGCTGGTACTACTGGTCTTACTGCAAACGCAGCACTCCAAAGTATTGATGAAGGTGCTTGATGAGTGCGAAGTATAATCTAGTCTGCGATCAAGCTACTACCTTTAACTTTCAGTTCACAGTAGCAAACGATGGAGTTGCGTGGAACCTCACAGGGTACACAGGTACCCTTACCGTTCGACCATTCCTTGGATCTACCACAACTACACTCCTTGCTACCACAGCCAACGGTAAGATGGTTTTTGATAATGCAGCAGGAAGAGTGACCGTAACATTTAATTCTACAGAAACAAACATTGTACCTAATCGCTATGTCTATGACTTAGTGCTTGATTCAGGTGCAACTGAAACACGCTTACTTGAAGGTAAATTTATTGTAACTCCAGGGGTGACAGTATGAGTGAAACAATCATTGTTATTGAATCCACTTCTCCACAAGTAGGTTTAACATTTGCAAGTGACCAAGGACCACAAGGTGGTCAAGGACCAACTGGTGCTACCGGCCCAACAGGTCCAACCGGACCGACAGGAGCAACAGGTGCAACAGGTAATACAGGCGCTACTGGTCCCACTGGTGCCACTGGCAGTACTGGCCCTACTGGGCCTACTGGTGCAACTGGAAGCACAGGCGCAACAGGAGCCACTGGTCCAACAGGACCCACAGGAAATACAGGACCTACTGGTCCACAAGGTTTAACAGGTCCCACAGGGGCAACAGGAAGTACAGGAGCCACAGGTGACACAGGAGCGACTGGACCTACAGGTCCTACAGGAAATACAGGAGCGACGGGAGCAACTGGCCCAACTGGATCTACGGGAGCTACTGGAGATACTGGACCAACTGGTCCCACCGGATCTACAGGATTAACTGGCGCAACTGGTCCTACAGGACCAACTGGAAGTACTGGTCCTACGGGTCCAACAGGGCCTACGGGAGCCGATAGCACAGTGCCTGGACCTACGGGACCAACGGGAGCCACAGGCCCTACAGGGCCTACAGGAGCCACAGGAGCAGACTCTACAGTTCCTGGTCCAACAGGACCAACTGGTCCTACTGGTGCCACAGGACCTACCGGTCCTACTGGTGCTGACTCTACCGTGCCTGGACCAACTGGGCCTACTGGCCCAACGGGACCGACAGGTCCTACTGGTGCTACTGGTGCTACTGGTGCTACTGGTGCTACTGGTGATACAGGTGCAACTGGTCCAACAGGTGCAACAGGCGCTGCTGGCCCAACAGGTGCAACTGGTGCCACTGGCCCAACGGGTGCAACTGGTCCAACAGGACCACAACCAAGTCTTTCAACTGCTACACCACTTGCATTAGGTACAGCAACAGCAGGCACAGGAACAACGGCATCTAAAGGTGACCACGTTCACCCAACAACAGGTGTCGGCCTAACAGCCAACCCATTATCACAGTTTGCTGCTACTACTTCTTCTCAATTAGCAGGGGTTATTTCCGATGAAACTGGTACAGGCGCATTGGTATTTGGTACTAGCCCAACCATAAGTAATCCAACTATTACTGGAACATTAACAGCACCTGCTACCGTAAACATAGGCAGTGGACTTAGTACCACAACAGTTTCTCTTGAAGTTGGAACATCCAGAACTGGCGATGGTATAAGTTTGATTGATCTGGGCGGAGATGCTACTTACGGGGACTATGGATTTAGAATTCTCCGTTTTGCTGGTGCAAACAACGGAACCGCAATTTATTCAAGAGGAACTGGCGGATTGTCTTTACTTACCCAAGATGCTGGACCTTTAAGCCTGAGCACTAATAGCGTTGAACGTATGCGTATTGATTCTGTTGGCAATGTTGGTATTGGAAAAAATGCCCCTGCAACTCCGTTAGATGTTAATGGACAAATACGCGCAACTGATGGTTCAGTAGATTTAAGGGTGCTGCCTTTAAGTGCTGGAAGTGCAGGAATTATTGGAACAGTTTCTAACCACTCAGTTGTATTTACTTCTAACAACGTAGAACGTATGCGTATTAACGAATCAGGCAATACAACTATCAACGCTATGGCAGATGCAACCACTACAACTGCTGCTCGCGGTGGCGGTTATATGGGTGTGCCTCAAAGTGCTGCTGCTGGAAGCGGTGCATACACCGTTGTTGCTGCTGATGCTGGTGAGCATATCTATACGACTACAACTCGCACAGTTACAATTCCTGCTAACAGCGCACTTGCACTACCGATAGGAACAGCACTTTCATTTATTTCGGGACCTGGTGCTACAACTACTATTGCAATCACAACAGATACAATGTATCTAGCAGGATCTGGTGCTACTGGTTCAAGAACACTGGCTGCTCACGGAATGGCAACAGCCATTAAAGTTGCTGCAACCACTTGGTACATCTCAGGAAATGGATTGACGTAATGGGTGGTTCGCTAGGAGCTTTGATTGGTTCTTATGCCGCAGATATTGGCGCATATAATTCTATAGCCACTTTATCAGGTACAGGGTCAAGTGGCACAATTTCTTTTACCTCGATCCCATCTAACTATAAACATCTTCAATTCAAAATTCACAGCATATCCACAGGTGCAGCGGATTGGGTATTTACTAGATTCAATAACGACACAACGGCAGCCAATTACCGTCAGCATCGCCTTTGGGGTGATGGTGGGGGTGGAGCGTTTAGCCAAACCAATTCAGGTCAAGCATCAATTATGTATAATTTTATTGGCGGCAGCACCACAGACCCATCAACTGGCGTAATGGACATTTTAGATTATGCAAACACTGGCAAAAATAAAACTACCAATACTTTTTTTGGATGGGATATAAATGGTGGCGGTCAAGTAAATTTTATTTCTGGACTCTATATGTCCACCTCAGCAATAAATAGAGTTGATTTTATTTTACAATCTTCGTCTTTTGCAACATCAACAAGAATTTCTCTCTATGGAATAAAAGGGTAATTGTGCCATCAACATACGACAGAATAGCAAGACAAACGGTTACTGGTTCTGCTGTGGCAGCAGTTGAGTTTTCAAGTATTCCAAGCACTTACACAGATTTATTTGTTGTAGTCACAGCGCAGCAAACTGGTACTCCGACGGCAACAGATGCTTTCGTAACATTGAACGGTAACGGTTCTTCAATCTATAGTAGAACAGTTCTATATGGTGATGGAACGGCAGCATCAAGTTCAAGGACAACCAATATGGATAGAGCCTATTTTGCATTAAGCCCTCAATCCGCTAGATTCGCTACAGTTATTTATGATTTTATTAACTACTCAAACACTACAACAAACAAGTCTATGTTAATGCGTTATGGTGATGCTGGACTTGCTTTGTACTCTGCTTCCTATTTATTTAGAAGCACATCTGCAATCAGTATAATTGCATTTACTGCTTCCGACAGAATGGGTGCTGGTGTGGCAGATTCTTGGAGCGTTGGCTCTACCTTCACTCTTTACGGAATAAAGGCGGCATAATGCCAAGTGTATATCTTATTGCAACAACTAATTTAACTACAACTGCTGCAAATGTTACATTTTCATCAATCCCACAAATCTATACTGATTACAAAGTTCTTGTAAGCGCAAGAGGTTCTTTAGCGCAGATTTATGATGGTTGCAGTATTGAATTTAATGGCGTAACAACTGGTTATAGTTGGAGACAAATACAAGGCAGTGGAGCAGCCGTCTCAAGTTCGTCTGGCTCTATTTATCCCGAAGGAATTATTACAGGTTCAACAGCTACGGCCAGCACTTTTGGAAATGTTGAATTTTATATTCCAGATGTTTTGGGTTCTACACAAAAGTCATTTCGGGTTGATTCTGTAAATGAAAATAATGCAACAACTGCATATACAAGATTGCAAGCAGGGCTTTGGACTGGAACAGCAGCGATTTCTTCCATAAAATTAATTGCTACAGGTGGGTCTAATTTTGTTTCAGGCTCAACCTTTACCCTTTACGGCATACAATAAACAAAGGAAGTACGATGACAGAACTAACAGTAATCGAAGTTAATTGCGAAACAGGCGAAGTCACAGAACGCCCATTTACAGAAGAAGAAATTGCAGAGCGTGAGGCAAGTGCAACAGCGCGTGCTGTAGAGAAGGCAGCAGAAGAAGCAGAAGCAGCAGCTAAGGCTGAGGCCAAACTATCTGCTATGGCAAAACTCCAGGCGCTAGGTTTATCTGATGAGGAAATTTCCGCTATCCTTTAGCAATGAAAGTTAACGAATACTTTGACAAGGTAGTAGTCATCAACCTAGATCGCAGGGCAGATCGTATGGATCAGCTAGATCCCCAGTTGAAAGAACTAGGGATTGAGTACGAACGCTTTAGCGCTGTAGATGGCAAAGAGTTGGGTATAGATCCGGTGATTGCTGGGACTATGAGCCACGTAGCGGTAATGAAGAAGTACCCAGATCTAAAGGTATTAATCCTAGAAGATGATGCTTTATTCGTAGAAGACTTTGCAGAACGCTTCGATCAAGTAATGCAGACCCTACCAAAGAACTACGACATCTTTTACTTAGGAGCTTTAATACCTAAGAGTACTGGAAAAATAGTACAAGTAAATAAAGATTGGCACCGGCCAGTAATGACTACTGGTGCTCAGGCTTACTGCATTAATCCAGTCAGGATGCGTCACTTTATAGAAAACCTTGATGGGTACGAATGGTATATAGATATTGGACTCAGAGTCTATTCTGAGAACTACAATGCCTTACTAGCACAGCCTAACTTAGTAACACAGTTCCCCTCTTATTCAGATCTACGACTCAAAGAGGTGAATGACTTTTGAAGATAGCAGTCTATACAATTAGCAAGAACGAGGAGAAGTTCGTTGAGAGCTGGTATGAATCTAGTAAAGAAGCCGACTACCACATCCTTGCTGACACAGGATCAACAGATGCAACCGTTGAGATTGCACGAAGTCTTGGCATTACGGTTGTCCCGATCTATGTTTCGCCATTTAGATTCGACGATGCTAGGAACGCGTCGCTAGCAATTATTCCATCTGATGCAGATTACTGCATAGCGTTAGATGTGGATGAGGTACTTACTCCAGGATGGCGCTGGTATCTGGAGAAGGCACACGAGCTAGGTATAGATAGGCCGTCATATCGGCGCATAGAATCCTTTGATGATAAAGGTGAAGCGCTTACAGAGTTTGATGGATTCAAGGTACACCGCAGACACAATGTCCGGTGGATGTATCCGATTCACGAAGTACCACAATGGTATGGCAAAGAGGTAGAGAACAAAGTCCGTATAGATGGCTTTGAGATCCACCATCACCAGAACAAAGGTACATCACGTACTCAGTACCTACCATTGCTAGAGATGGCAGTAGATGAGAACCCTGATGCTCGTAACCTTTATTACCTTGGTAGAGAACAGTCCTACCATCAGCAGAACGAGAAGGCTACAGAAACTCTCAAGAAGTATTTAGAGTTATCTATCTTTCCACAAGAGCGTAGTGCAGCCTGTCGAATACTAGGCAAGGTAGATCCTAAGAACACTGAAGAGTGGTTCATCAGGGGAACTGAAGAGTATGCCAGCAGAGAATCTATCTTGGCTTTGGCTCAGTATTACTACATAGAAAAGCAGTGGGATGAATGTCTGCTAGTAGCAAAGAAGGCTTTGGAATATACAGAAAAGCCAATGGGCTTCTTAGCAGAGAACTGGGCGTGGAACCATATGGCACACGACCTAGTAGCAGTATCTTCTTGGCAACTTGGTGATTTTAAGACAGCAGTAGAGCACGGTAGGAAAGCAGTAGAGATCAGTCCAAACGAAGAACGGTTGATAAGCAACCTTCGTTTCTATGAGGAAAAGGTAAAAGATGGCAACATTTGACGATATGGTCCAGGAAGTTAGATCTTCCCTTGCTGGATACACCCTGCGCCAAGATCGCATTACTTATCTCAATTCGGCAATAACGACTACAAGCACAGCTATTCAAGTAGGTTCTGCCGATAACCTTGCCAAAGGTATTATCGAAATTGATGATGAACTTATCTGGATTGATAACTTTGTTAAGGCAAGCAACACACTTAACGCAGCTCCAGGCTTTGGTCGTGGCTATCAGAAGACAGCACCGGCACCACATAGCCAGTATGCACAAGTAGTCCTTACCCCTACCTTTCCTCGCACTATGATTAAGCAGGCTATCAACGACACAATCAACTCGGTCTATCCTAAGTTGTGGTCTATCTACTCATACACCTTTACCTTTAACGCAAGCCAGACAACATATGCCTTGCCAGATGATGCTGAGAACGTACTCTATATGTCTTGGCAGACAACAGGATCTAGCCTTGAGTGGCTACCTATCAACAGGTGGCGTCAGGATCTAATGGCTAACACGGCTACATTTAATACACAGAAGACAGTAAACATTTATTCTAATATCCAACCTGGACGTACAGTGCAGGTCTGGTATTCAGCGATGCCTAACACACTAGATAGCAACACAGATGACTTCTCAGATGTCACAGGGCTACCTGAGTCTTGTCGAGATGTTATTACTCTCGGTGCTGCCTACCGTCTACTTTCATACGTTGATCCAGGTCGTATCAACCTTACCTCAGCCGAGGCTGACCTTGCAGATAGCAAGGTTCCAGGAGCAGCTGGCGCCAACTCATCTCGTTACATCTTTGCTCTATACCAGCAACGTCTACAGGATGAATCCCTCAAACTTTCAGACAAGTATCCAATACGAATCCACTACAGCAAGTGAGGCAATAGACAATGACCAGAAAATACTCGACTACCAGCGTAGCGACTAGCCTTACTGCAAGTATTGCTAGCGGAACTACAACTATTACAGTACCTACAGGTGCTGGTGCTCTACTGATGGGTGGCGTATCACTTGCCCCAGGCAACGTAGATCAGTTCCTTGTAGCACTTGATGTAGATACAAACAATGAAGAGATTGTAGCTGTTACTCAGATATCAGGAGATACTCTTACAATCGTCCGTGCTCGTGCTGGCACATCTGCTATTTCACACACAGCAGGTGCTACCGTCAAGCACGTATTTACCGGTGATGATGCAACCTTCTTTACAGCAGGTGTTGCTACAGCAGATGGTGCAATTCAAAAGTCTGTGGTTACAACTAAGGGTGACATTGTCACCGCTACTGCAAGTGCAACTCCTGCTCGACTAGGTGTTGGCTCTAACGATCAAGTGCTTACTGCTGACTCAACTACAGCAACAGGACTTAAATGGGCTACCCCTGCCACACCTAGCGGTGGAACAATTACAGGTGTCACAGCTGGTGTAGGAATTTCAGGTGGTGGTACAAGCGGAGCCGTTACAGTCACAAACTCAATGGCAACAACCATTGATGCAAAGGGTGATCTCATTGCTGGCACAGCTGATAACACATTTGCAAGACTTGCAGTAGGCACAAACAATCAAGTCTTGATTGCTGATTCTTCTACAGCAACTGGACTCAAGTGGGGAACCGTGTCATCCACACCTCGTATTGGGCAGGTACTTCAAACCGTAACCAACACTACTACAAGTACGACTTCTGGTAGTTATGTTGATGTGACAAATATGACTGCAACAATTACTCCAACTAGTAGTACAAGTAAAGTATTAGTAACAATGAATTTTTGTTCATCTATTGACGGAAGCATTGAGCAACCCAACCTTCCTTGGGGAAAATATGCCATAGTCAGGGGAGCAACACAACTTTATCAATTAGTAAACTTAGGATTAACTGTATCTGGTAGTTCAGTTACAACTTCCAACAATGGCTTTAATGTAACTTTAATTTATTTAGATTCTCCAGCAACTACATCCGCAACAACATATAAATTACAATTTGGCAGAGCATCTTCATCTGGAATTATTTATGTAAATAGCAATACATCTAATGGCGCAACAGTTACACTAGAAGAGGTACTCGTATGATGAACTCAGTAGCAATTCAAAGTTTACGTCCAGATGCAGAATTTACTATGACAGATGATGACCCACAGACAGTCATCTGGCATACAGAAGGCGTAACTACTCCTACTCAGCAAGAGATTAACGCTGAGATTAAGCGATTAGAAGAAGCAGAAGCAGCGGCTATCATCGCTAAGGCTGATGCAAAGGCGTCTGCTCTGTCAAAGTTACAGGCACTTGGATTGACAGAAGAAGAAGCAAAAGCACTAACAAACAACTAAGGAGTTAATGTGCCATACGGCGACGATATTTCGGAAGGCTTACCTTTAACCCTTTCCAATCCAGCAGGTGTTACATACACTCCTAGTGGTTATGCCTATGATGTAGCTATCGCAGGACAGCCATTCTTTATCTCACCACTAGACGATCAACCATATCGTCGTGTGACTGCACAGTATCGTAAGCAGCAGATTGACCAGTCACGTGAACCAGGTGAGCAGACACTTACCGGTTGGTGGCTACGTTCACAGTCTTCATTCCACTTTGGGCAAGGCATTAAGTTCTTTGAGCCTATTCAGGATGAGTCGCTACGCTTCCAGTACACAGAGTCTAAAGGACTTGACATCTGGGAGAAGGGTCAAGCAACCCTGCTTAAAGATAGCGACAACGTCCATACCGTTACTGGTGGTATCAGATCAGATGGTCGTCCTTGGCAGATCGCTCGATCTATCCAGTGGACCAAGAGTAGCAATCTCTATAACGGTATTCTATTAACAGATGAGTATGACGTGGACAAAGTATTCCCACGCATCACTGTATCTATTACCAATAAGGCGCTGACATCTAATGTAGCAACGCTGACTACATCAGCTGCACACGGCCTATCTATAGGTATGCAGATCAACATTACTGGGGTAGATGCTACCTTTAATGGTGAGTATCGAATCACTACAGTACCTACAACCACAACCTTTACCTATGCTAAGACAGCAGCCGACGTACCATCTGCGGCAGTGTCACCAGCGGGTGTAGGCACAGCAGAGGTTATTCACTTCGTCGACTATGTATCTGGCACTGATTACCCAGTACACGCAATCTGTGATGATGGAATTACTGCCTATTGGGTTACTAACGTACTTAACTCTGGTACTCCTAGACTCAGAGTCTACAAGAAGTTGCTATCTGATGATAGTTCTGTGTCACCTACCTTAATGTTTAGCGACAACGGCATCACGGTAACTAATGCGGTAATGGAATACACCAAAGAACGTATCGTTATGTGCGTCAACGATAAGGTCTACGAGTTCCCAACCAACCAAGCATCAATGCCTACTGCTGTTTATACACATAGAGATCCCGGCCACATCTTTACTAGCATCACTTCGTCAGGTGTTGCTATCTATTTGGCAGGGTATGAGGGTATCCAATCCAACATCTACAAGTTCACACTTAATACATCAGGTGTAATGCCTACATTGACTAGCGCTATCACAGCAGCTGAACTACCAGTAGGTGAAAAAACGTACAAGATCTCGTACTACTTGGGCTATATGATTATTGGCACCAGCCAAGGTATGCGTGTAGCGCAGGTATCTGATAGCGACGGCTCCATCCAGTATGGACCATTACTCTTTGAATCAAATCAACCAGTCTATGACTTTGCTTTCCGTGATAAATATATCTGGGCAGCAACTGGAGTAGATGGACAAGTTGGCGTTACACGCGTCAACCTTGGTCAAGATCTAGGCACGCTGACATTTCCTTATGCCTGGGATCTCTACGATCCAGATGACACGCTAGGTCATTACACAACTACCTGTGCTTTCCTTGGAGATACTAACCGCCTTGCCTATGTCAACGCTGGCAACGGTGCAGACGGTGCTATCTACATAGAGTCAGAGTCCACGCTGCTACCTAATGGATATCTACAGACAGGCTTTATTCGTTACAACACTCTTGAGAAGAAAATCTTTAAGCAGATCCAAGCTCGCGTAGATACTACCAACGGATCTTTAGATTTGTTTTCAATTACTTCAACAGGTTTTGAATACTCTATCGGTACTTTTGCTCAGACTGATGAAGTACCAGAGATCAACATATCTAACCCAAACACTTCACAAGAGTACCTTGGCTTTAAGTTTCTACTTTCTCGTTCATCTACAGATAGCACCAAGGGACCACTCTTTACCGGCTATCAAATCAAGTCACTGCCTGCTATCCCACGTCAGCGATTGATCCAGTATCCGTTGATGTGCTATGACCACGAGATGGATAAGTTCAACAACGAGGTAGGTTCAGAAGGATCTGCCTATGATCGTATGACTCAGATAGAAGCTATCGAAAACGTTGGCGACACAATCAGAATTGATGACTTCCGCACAGGTGAGTCTTACATTGGACTCATCGAAGAGATGGACTTCATCAACCGTACCCCACCAGATAAAAGATTTACTGGCTTTGGCGGTGTCCTACTAGTAACGATCCGGAGTGTATCTTGACCGCACAAGACTATGCAGCTATTGCTGTATCTGTAATGACCATCGTTGGTGGATTTGCCACAGCAGTACGCTGGTTGGTCAAGCATTATCTCAATGAACTCAAGCCTAACTCAGGTAGTTCGCTCAAGGATTCAGTCACCCGTTTAGAAGAGAAGGTAGAGATCCTCTACCAGATCCTTATACAGAAGAAGGAACTATGATCCCATTAGCAAAGAAGGCTACCCCTGCTGCTATCGCAGCTCTACGTCAAGCAACTGCACACTTTCCTAAGCGAAAGAAAGCATCAGATGGGCTACTGCCTAGCGCAGCACACGTACATCAGAACCCTAACTCAGACCACAACTCAGGCTTTGCTGTAGATATTACACACGATCCAGTAAGAGGCGTTGACTGTGCATTTGCTTTTATTAAACTGCAATCAGATCCACGTGTGAAGTACTTAATCTTTAAGGGCAAGATCTGGTCTGTTAAGAATGGCAACAAGGAATACACCGGTAGCAACCCACATAACAAGCACCTACATATTTCTATCAAGGAAGAGTGCGGCAACGACACCTCGCCTTGGTTCCCTTGGCTGCCCCAGCCAAAGGCTATCAACAAAGTAAAGGCTAACTTCCCTAAGCCTTTACCTAAGAAGAAAGAGAATAAATGAAAATCAATGCAAAGATGAAATCAATGCTCGCAACATATCTTCGTGCAGGAGTAGCGTCAGTAATTGCGCTATACCTTGCCGGAGTGACAGATCCAAAAGCCCTAGCAACAGCAGGTATCGCTGCTATTGCAGGTCCATTGCTCAAGGCACTAGACCCAAAGGCATCAGAGTTTGGTCGTGGGTCTAAGTAATTAACCCATAAGCGCGAGGCAACAGCCCCCTGCTCAGGAGAAATCCTGGGTGGGGGGCTTCTTTTTGCATTTGTAGCACAATTAAAAAAATGTAGCACAAATATAATTATGCCTCTGGGTTGTCCACAGGACAAGGAATTGTGACCAAGTTACCGCAGTTGGCACAGGTACCGTCGAGGTGCCACCAAGCTATGTCGTAATCCTCAAAGGCTGCCATAATGTTGAACATAGTACAGCCACAAGTACAGGCGTGGACAGGGCCTAAAGCCCTCAGATCGGCCCCGTAAGGCTCAGGAATGGTATCGTAGGCTCTATGCTTGGCTAAGTATTTTTGCAGGGAGAGTAGACGGAGCAGCATTGTCTGGCACGGCTCCTTCCTATGGTCAGTCGCCTCTCGGCTTCGCCTCGGCCCTGATAAGGGCCGCTTACCGTTATTCGCCTTACGGCTCATATTGTACATTCCCAACCCACCACGAAGAGTAAGACACGCCGTGTGATATACTCCACCTTATGACCACACTCGTAGGTATACAAGGGAAAGACTTCACAGTCTTTGCAGCTGATAGTCAGATCACAGATAACGACCAACGTATTATCTCAGTACAGACACCGAAGATCGTCAGCGTAGGCAAGTACCTACTAGGTATTACTGGTGACTCAAGACCTGGGGATATCCTTGCCTACAACTGGACTCCACCAACCTATAAACCCACCTACCATCCAGTCGAGTTTATGGGTAAGAAGATCATCCCAAGTATCTACTCGGCCTTTAAGGAGAACGGGTACGAGGTAGATCCAAAGGAGACAAACTTCAGCTACCTACTATCGTTTAACGCCTACCTGTTTTCTATCGGCGGAGATCTATCCTTTAACGCCAGCGAGATGGGACTATTCGCTGCTGGCTCTGGTGGAAATTATGCCCTTGGGTACTTGTATTCCTTGGAGGCTAAGTCCTACAATAAGTTACTCACCGCAAAGGTGGTTGCAGAAAAGGCTGTAAAGATCGCGTCGGTTCTTGACATCAATACCTGTCCACCGATTCAATTAGAAACACAGATGAGAGGATAGGAATGAGCCAGACATTGGAAGATTCCTTACGAGAACTTCGTGAGGAAATTGCCCAAGAGATAGAGGAAAAGCGCAAGCCTTACCTAGATCTTTGTGAGGATAAATCTTCTGAAGATTATCAGTTTTATTTAGGTCTATGTAATGGTATGCACTTTGCAACTTTAATAGCAAGGAGAGATAATGCTTAAATTTTTATTCGGTTTGCTAATTGGTTTTGTCGCAGCCTATGCTTTCGACTACTGGCTAACACGTAGAGACGAACGCTGATGGAAAAGACTATCCAGTATGCAATAGAGGAAGCGATCCAGTCGGGTCGTAGATCTGCTGCTCCAGTCTTTATGGAGATAGAACTGCGTGAGCAGATAGCACAACAGTTGGAAGCAGCTAACTATCCAGAGGCTGCATTTATCGTAAGGAACCCGCAATGATTACAGACCCAAAAGAATTACTGCTATCAGTACTGCACGCTAAAGATGCAAGTCGTGATCGTAGTACGCAGACACAGGTAGGTCCATCAGAGATAGGTGGATGCCGTCGTAAGGTGTGGTACCGGTTGAACTCTCAACCACATACCAACGATAACCAGTCTAAGTTAGCAGCAATTATGGGTACTGCTATCCACGCAGCAATCGAAGATGCTATCCAGCACCTAGATCCAGAAGGCAAGGACTACCTTGTAGAGTCTGAGGTTGCACACGGTGATATGAAAGCACACGTGGATCTATTTATCCCTAGCACCGGAGCAGTCATTGACTGGAAAACTTCTAAGGTTAAGAACCTTTCATACTTTCCATCAACGCAACAGCGTTGGCAGGTTCAGCTCTATGGCTATCTACTATCTAAGAATGGCTACGAAGTAAAGACAGTCAACCTTGTCGCTATCGCTCGTGATGGTGATGAGAAGAACGTCAAGGTACACACAGAGGATTACTCTGAGGAGATCGCACTGACTGCTATGGCTTGGCTAGAAGAAGTCAAGGCAATGACAGAGTTACCAGAACCAGAAAAGGATTCTAACTTCTGCAAGAACTACTGCCAGTACTACGATGAGTCAGGGATGATGGGTTGTACTGGATTAAAAAAAGAACGTATCGTCCTTAGTGAAGTAGTTATTGAGGACGAAGAAGTTGACAAGAACGCACTGCACTATCTACAGTTAGATGCAAAGATTAAAGAGATGGAATTTGAAAGAGATTCACTCAAGACTTCTTTCGAGGGAACCATTGGCGTAACACCTAGTGGTATAGAAATCAGCTGGACAAAGGTTAAAGGTCGTGAGACAGTTGACAAAGATAAAGTAATAGAACTTATCGGTTATGTTCCGGTAAGTGTTGGACAAGAAACTGCAAGACTCAATATCAAACCAAGTGGAGGCAAGTAAATGGCAGCACCAGAATCAACAAAGTTCCAGGTTAACTACAAGTTGGCTGATGGAACACTTATCAATCTTTATGCAACAGATGTGAAGGATCTTGAGACAGGTCTTGCAGATCTAGGTATGGTTGCAAGTCTCATCAAGTCAACGGGAAAAGAGTTTGGCGGCGGGCAAAGCCAATCGGCTCCCACCTCTAATGGTCTAGCCGCCGTTACCCAAGCATTTCCAGGAGCTACACAAGTATCAGGGGACGCGCCAGTATGTAAGCACGGACCGATGGCTTACCGTGAAGGCGTATCACAGCGAGGACCTTGGAGAGCGCATATGTGTTCTGCACCAAAGGGTGCAGTAGACAAGTGCGACCCTATCTTTATGCGCTAAATGAGAGAGCCTGCTAAGTACGAGGCTCCATTGTGTGCAAGTGTGGGGGGCGACTTCTGGTTTCCTGAAAGGGAAGGCGGGATTAGCAACAGTACCGAAATGCTTATGGCTCAATCAATCTGTAGGCAGTGTACTCACCAAGCAGAATGTGCTGAGTGGGGAATACAGAACGAAGGCTTCGGTATCTGGGGTGGATTGACTGAGAGTAATCGAAGGGTTATTCGTAGGCAGAGAAGAATTACATTGAAGGAGGAGAAGAGTGCTTGATCTATCACGTGCTTGGGGTGGGGTGCTTACCAAAGCAACACCACTACCGGACGTGTGGAAGCCACTAGCCAGTGAGCAGATCAAGTTCCGACGTGGGCAAGTCTGTATGGTTGCAGCAGCACCTAACGCCGGTAAATCTATGTTCGCTTTGGTCTATGCGATCAAGTCGAAAGTTCCTACTTTATTCTTTTCAGCAGATACAGACACTACTACTGTGATGATGAGAGCTGCCTCTCACCTATCAGGACACCAACAGTTATCTGTTGAGTCTAACCTTGCACAAAACACACACCATTACGATAACCACTTTGTGAACTTAGGTCACATCAAGTGGGTATTCGATTCAAGCCCATCCCTAGATGATATTGAACTAGAGATCAAGGCTTATGTGGAACTCTATGGCATAGCTCCAGAGTTAATTGTCATAGATAATTTAATGAACGTTGCAGCAGAAACTGATAATGAATGGGCAGGTCTGCGTGCAATTATGATGGAACTACACGATATGGCTCGTAAGACTGAGGCTTGTGTCTTGGTATTACACCACGTGTCAGAACAATCGGAGTACGGTAATCCTACTAACCCACCAGCACGTCGCGCTATACACGGTAAGGTTAGCCAGTTGCCCAGCCTCATACTCACGCTTGGGTACGATCCGAACCAAGCGATCTTAAAGGTTGCTGCCGTGAAGAACCGCTTTGGGCCACACACAGCAGACGCTTCACGGTATGCAAACCTTTACGTGAACTATGCAGCTTGTCAGATCACAGATGATCCGGTCTGGGGTAGTATGTTCGCCAAGGATCAACGTTATGGTTATGGAGGAGCTTACAATGTCGAAGCAGCAAACTGAGATTCAGTACCTAAAGAATGAAATCAACCAGTTGCGTAACGATATGCGTAACCTTATCTTGGTTCTAATAGATCTAAAGATTTTGAAAGTAACTACCGATGAGAACGGTAAAGCAGTCTACGATACGGGTTCTGATGGCAAACCCTAACGGGCGCAAAGGTGCTCAGTTCGAGACTGATGTAATGAAATTCTTACGGTCAATCCCTGGTGTTCTTGCAGAAAGATTAACCAAGGCTGGCAGTAAGGATGAAGGAGATCTAGTGTGCGTGGTCGCGGGAAAGACTTACATACTAGAACTCAAGAATAGAAAGGCCCTGTCCTTACCAGAGTTCTGGGCCGAAGCCGAAGTTGAGGCGCTTAATTATGCTAAGGCTCGTGGTATTGGGGAAGTGCCACTGCATTACGTCATAGTTAAGCGTCGCAACTCCGGTATAGAAAAGTCGTGGGTCATACAGGACCTATCACAATGGTTAAAGGAGAGAAACTAATGGCTATTGCTATTAGACCTCTCAAGCGTAGAAGGCGTACCGCACAACGTGGTAAACCTATAACTCAAGCCCAGAGATGGGGAAAGGTGGTAACTACAATGCCAGTACCACAAGGAATTATCAGTACAACAACGGGTCCAGTAGATCCGAACGTATCTAAAGTAGAAGAAGTACTCGAAGAAGCAATCAAGGAAGCTGATGCTGAGGTTGCAACAGAAGAGTACCTACCAGAAGAAGAAGTAGAAAAATGATCTGCGAGAACTGTCTGAAGGCAGGTGAGGAGAACTCACTAAACCATCTCAAGCGTGCTACACATTGGCACGAGAAGTGTGAAGGATGCGTATGTCAGCACAAGACTGGTCCAGGATTCGTAAAGCAGGTAGTCCAAAAGGTTCAGCCTTAGCAAAAGCAGTACCCATATCAGCAATCATTGCCCACTATGGCGGGGAAGTACGTGAAGGTAGGGCAGTATCAGTTCGATGCGCCTTGCATACTGACTCACGCAGGTCTGCCGTTATCAACACAATAGATAACTTATATTTCTGCCACACCTGCGGTAAGGGTGGCAACGCAGTCAACATAGTCTGCATACTAGAGAACTTGGAGTTTAAGGATGGCCTCAAACGTGCAATCGAAATTGCTGAAGGAAGCGGCACTGCGATACGCACAGGAGATAAGTCCAGAGGCTCTCGTCGTCCTAGCAGAACGTGGGATATCTGAAGAGGTAGCCTCACGCTTTGAACTAGGAACTATCACTGATCCTATTAACGGACACGAGATGTACGAGGGATGGATCTCCATTCCCTATATGACCGCACTCGATATGTGCGTTGGCTTCAAGTTCCGTAGGTTAGATGATGGTAAGCCTAAGTACAGTAGCCCTACGGGGCAGAAGGCTCACCTCTATAACGTTAAAGATACTTTGATTATGTCACCACACATTGTGGTCTGCGAAGGTGAGTTAGATACAGTCATTACTAGCGGGGTACTGGGTATACCAGCCGTTGGAATACCAGGAGTGCAGGCTTGGAAGCCACACTTTGCTAAGTTATTTACCGGCTATGACACAGTATTTATAGTGGGAGACAATGATATTAAGGAAGATGGCACTAACCCTGGAGCTGAGTTCAGCAAGCGTGTCGCCTCTGAGATTCTTAACTCACAGATAGTAACATTGCCTCCAGGTATGGATATCAACGACTACTACCTAGCACACGGGGCTGATGCTACGCGAGCTTTGCTAGTGGGTGAATCGAAGGGTGAGTAAAGACGAATGGCAGATGACTCTACAGACTTTGCAGCATATGGGCTTCCAGATCCTCGAAGTGGATATGGCAACCGAGACTATCTTGATTCAACCTACACCGACAAGGTAGACCCTGAGTTTATTTCAGATGTCTGGCGTATTATGGATACAGCAGGTAACTTACTCATTCGTAAGCACCACGATTACGGTCCAAAGAACATTGCTCAGTCTCCAGGTGGAGCACTTAATGGTCTGCGTGTACGTATGTGGGACAAGATAGCTCGCATTAACAACCTCGTTGACTCTGAAGTCAACCCTTCCAATGAGTCCTTGCGTGATTCATTCTTAGATCTACTTAACTACAGTGCTATTGCGATGATGGTACTCGATGACAAGTGGCCTAATGACTGATCTCCACCCATCCGTCTATGAGATTGCACCTTCGGTTGCATACACCATATGGCGTAGGTATAAGGCTTATGTTGAGCGTGAGGATGTGCTACAAGAGTGTTACTCGTGGGCTATCACACGCAAGGCGTGGCTTGTTCAGGAGTTGAGTGAGGAAGAACCTAAGAAACGTCAGCATAATGAATCTAAGGTAGCGTGGCAGATGCTACGTCACGCTGAACGTTATGCTCGTAAAGAAAAGGCTACTCGTTCTGGTTACAGTCTAGTAGATGAAGCCTACTATGAGACTGCTACCTTGGCTCAGCTATTACCTTTTGTTATTGCATCAGTGATAGATGGCACAGTACTTGAGCAGGCGCAAGAGATGCTACGTGATGGTCAACCTAAAGGATCATCTAGTCCGGCAGAAGGTGGCAACTTACTTGCTGCACTGATTGACATTAAGAATTGCTTTACCAAGTTAGAAGATTACGATAAGCAAGTACTGATCTATCGCTACCACGAATCACTTACCCTTGCACAGATCGCAGAGATCTATCAGTGTGCAGTATCCACCGCAGAACGTAGATGTATGACCTCACTGCGTAGGTTGCAGAATAAACTGGGCGGAGATACACCCTTCCGATGAATGAACTAATACTCTTTGACTTTCTCAAGATGGGTCTATACCCAGACCTTGAACGTAGCCCTGGAATCTATGACTCCTTTGACTGCATCAGCAAGAAGGCCGGTCACTACATTGAACTCAAGTGTCGCCATACTCATTACCCCACACTGTTAATTGAGGAGATGAAGTATCGCAAGCTCATCACTCAGTCGGCAGAGAGGGATCTGATTCCCTACTATATAAACTCGACCCCGCAAGGGGTCTATTCTTTTGACCTTCTTGATCTACCAGAGCCAGAGTGGGGGATGCAACGTATGCCAGCCACCTCAGAGTTTGCTAACAAGCGTAAGGTAGATAAGTTGGTAGGGTTCTTAGCAATCGAGGAAGCAGTTAAGTTATGACATATGATTACAAGTGTGAGAAATGTGGCAACACTTATACTATTGAGAGATCTATCTATGAAGATGAGATCGCACCCGTCTGCGTTGGGTGCCATCAGTCTATGAGTCGTGTCTGGTCATCACCTGGTGTCACCTTCAAAGGTGGCGGGTTCTACTCTACTGGAGGGTAATATGGAATATCCTAATTGGTTTAAGCAGATAGCTCAGCATAACTTTGAGCAGTTCTTGGTACCCCTGCAAGGTGAGGATCGTATGCGATTCCTACAACTGGGTGCTTTCACTGGTGATGCCAGTGTATGGATGTGTAAGAATATCTTGACTGCCCAATCATCTAACCTTACTGATGTAGATACGTGGCGCGGTGCGCCCAATGAACCGGTCCAGACTGAGATGGACTTTGAGGATGTTTACAATACCTATCTTGAAAAGATAAGTGAGTATAGTAAAAAAATCTCTATCCATCGTTGCACTACTACTGAATACTTGCTCGCACAGTATGGTTGTGATCGCCCACTCGGTGAGTGCTTTGAATTTATCTATGTGGATGCACACCACACCTCAGCTTCTGCACTACTAGATTGTGAACTATCGTGGGATCTACTTAATTCCGGTGGGATGATGGCTATTGACGACTATGAATGGACTCACCCTGACGGCGTTGATATACACGCACCTAAGTTGGGTATCCATATGTTCTTAGATCGTCACGAGGGAGAATATAAGTTGCTTGTAAAAAACCAACAAGTCTGGATTAGAAAGCACTAACCCCCGCCGGAAAGAGGTAACGGCGAGGGTTAGGTTGTGCCGGAAGGCAACACTTAGAGTGTATCAGATATACCTTGAATGATCCATTCCACTACTGGTACTGCAACTGCGTTTCCTATCTGGCGATAACGTGTTGAATCAGAACATCCCTCAGTCCAGTCATCAGGGAATCCTTGTAATCTTTCACACTCGATAGGTGTAAGTCTACGAACTGGGACTTCCTGGTGGATTACATAAGGCACTCGCGCACCACCGGTTCCCCAATATGTGGCTACTGTCGGAGAGTAGCCATCATAGATACGAGTATCATCTACTCGTGTAGCTTCAAAGATAAGAACTGTTGCTCTCACTTCAGCGTTATTATCAAATGCGTTCAACGTGGGACACACTCCACCTTCGATCCAAGTTTCGTGATCTTCATTGTGTTGTGCTCTCCTGCTCTTTACGTACCACATCTTCAAATGCTTTCTGTAGTTGATCCGGCAGCAACTTGCCGTTCCTGTTGCTTCTGCGAAGTACTCCTTCTGCTGCCTTGACTGTTAAATAATACTTCTGCTGGACTGGTTGAGTCTGAACCACGTCTGCCAACGATGAAGACACGCTTCCGGCGCTGGGGTACTCCGAAGTGTTGAGCATCAAGCACCCTCCATCCGAGAGAATACCCGAGGTCGGCCATCGTCCCGATGACGACTCCAAAATCTGCGCCGTTGTTACTGGATAGCAGACCAGGGACGTTTTCGATGACGAAGTATTCTGTTTGCGTTTCGTCCACAATTCTTGCAATCTCCCAGAATAACCCGCTTCTTGCGCCAGCAAGACCAGCCCTTTTGCCAGCGACTGAGAGATCTTGGCAGGGAAATCCTCCTGTAATAATTCCTGTGCTTGGTATAAATCCTGCTGCAATTAGGTCACTTCCTTTTACTGTAGTTACATCATCAAATATCTTGCTCTCTGGAAAGCGGTGTGCCAATACCTCCTGGCACTTCTTATCTATCTCAACTGAGGCTACGACCTTCACTCCTTGGCGTTGCATAGCTAGATCAAAGCCTCCGATACCGGCAAATAAACTAACTCCCGTTAGCATCAGTACCATCCTCTTCGGTCTGAGTGCCGGAGAGCACCGCAGAAATCTCCTCGATAGCGGTGTTCAACATATCGTATAGCGTGAAGGACTTGTAGTTCAGGTTTTCTACTACGCTCTCTAAGGAGCTGAGCAATTCCGAAAGCCGTTGATCTTGGGTTATCGGCGAGGTGGTCAAGCCTGCTCTCACGGGTCCATAAGGTGATGGCACACTTTCTCTGCTTCTGATCGTAACCGAGTGCTCGTAAGTAACTAACGATAAGTGCCTTGTTTTCACGCTTTTCCTCCATCGTTGCTTTGGTCTGAACCGGTGCTGGCTTGGTCGCCTTCTCTTCCACCCGTAGGTGATGTATCGGAGTTAGTATCCATATACTGGTTAGTACTGCCGTCAATATCAACCCACTTCTTACCCATCTGTTCATCTACAATTTTCTCCTGTTCGAGCAGTTCTTTGTATGTCTCAGGGTAAGCATTGGATAGGCGCGTCATAGCTCTATCCCTTGCCCTCCGGTAATTGCGATAGCCTACTGCGCTGCGCTTAGCAGACTCGATCCTTCTACTTATCTCCATTGTTAAACTTATCCTCCGTTACTATAAGTGCATATGTTATCAGCAGAATTGCCAGTATTCCTAAAGTAAAGGTCATAGTTTAGCTCCTACAATAGAGGTGATCTCGATAGGCGTACCCATTAGGTGAGCATCCTCCTCATCACTCTCCCACGTGGAGATAAATACTCTCGCCCCCTGCGGGGATCGCCGGAACCAGTCGAACATATCTTCAATCTTCTCTCCACCCCATAGAGCTACACCCTGCGGATCGGTGACTTCATAAAGGTAGACCAGCTTCTCATTGGTTGAATAGAAGTTACTCATTCTCGCCCTCCTTGCATAGATCACAAAGTTGTTCCTCGCAACAGATACTTTCTACTGAACACTTATCACACCAATCTTTGCTGGTATCGCACATCACTCTCGCCCTCTTCTCTCTTCTAGGTAGTTGATAAGGTTGATCTCCTCTAGCGCACGAATCATACGCTTGAGGTTCTTCACTCCCTCTTCCGTATCTCCGTTGGTTAATTGCTCCTGCGCTAAATTGCTACATAGTTCAGCCTTAGCTGCCAGATATTCTTTATTCATTATTCTCTCCCTCGCTCTCATCTATTAGCTCGACAACCTCTTCGGTTACATAATACTTCTTGCCATCGAACCCACTAGGGTACATAGGCAATAAACGTATAGCCTCTTCTTCAGAATTAGCTGATACTTCAATAGTTTGCTCTAATTTATATGTGTATACCTTCATTACTTCAACCCTCTCTCTAGAAAATCGGCTATTGCATTGACTACATCGCCTCGACTTGAAGCGATAGTAAGGATCAGCTCCATTCTTACCACCTCATTACCCTCTTTATCGTGTTCTATATCTCCGGTCTTAAATTCCCATTCATCCCATAGATTCATTACTTGCCCTCTCCCTCTACTGGGCAGTCATCAGATAGATGACCTTGACCATCGGTACCCTCGCATATACACCACCCGAATTGCTCTACTTGTGCAGCGTGAGTCAATTCTACCCGCTCACTCCACTCAATTACATCATTCATCACTTGCCCCCTCTCTCATAGTGTGGTTGCTCGGGAGCGCAAGTTACGCAGTACGGCTTGGTATCTCCCTCTAATTTTCCATCTATGGTTGCCCATAGAATATCGTCATCTTCATAATCTTGTAGGCACTTAGCGCACGTGTACCAATTCCCGCGATCAAACGCCGGATCTTTGGCGTACCGGTAGTCGCTCATAGATCTACCCTCGCATATACGTCATTGAGAATAGCCTCTTGCCATTCCCCGCACCCTTGGCAGATTATGTCTCCAATAGTGATACTCAGGGTTAGATATTCGCCGGTCTCGCACTTAGCGCATATGCCTAGCTCATTCATTACTCTGCCTCACTCTCTATTGGATGTAAGTATCCGCCCATAGTGGAGATCAGATTGGTACGGATAATTACCCCTCCCTCACCCTCTTCCACCGTAGCTCCCGCCATATTCTCTTCTACCCATAGTTTCAGGTCTTGCAAGGTATCTATCTCTTGTAGCTGCATTACTCTCTCCCTCTATCGTATACACGGTAATTCCATACAAGCTCGCGCTCATATAAGTAATCGTCTAGCTCTTGCAATTTTTTATAGGTCATTACTTACCCTCTCTCACTAGATTTTTTAGTACCCACGCAAGAGAATCAAGACGACCTTGCCAATAGGGATCGCCTATATTTTCTCTCATCTTCTCAAATATAAATTCTGCCTCTTTCTCAATAGACTCTCTCATTACTTGCCCTCTCCCTCTTATCTATCTCACTACCTCTTAGTAAGATACTACCGCACTCTACCCCATACGTAGGTAAAGTGTGATAGTACGCCACTATCTAAGCTATCGCCTCTACCCGTAGACCGGCTAATAGGTACGCCTTAACGATAGCCCTTGCCCTTGCCTCGCTTAACTCGCACACGGCTAGGATCTCTCCCGTATACGCATCCTTGATTATTGTATGACGCTTAGCCCGGGTACTCACGCGCTTGCCTTCTCTCTCTCTTTACCGGCCTCTAGTAGCTGATCTATCAGCCCGCGCACACTATCTAGGGCTAGGCCGTGAGCCTTCTTCATATTCTCCGGGTTATATCGGAGAGCTTCAACCTTGCCGGCTAGACGATTGAAGTCGGTATACATCGTATGCCTCTCGAAGTAGAAGCCGGCGGTGCCGCTAGCCTCTACTACGCACTCGCTAATCGTACTCCAATACACTTTCTTCACCTTATCGTAATAGGTAGATACCTTTACGCGATAGTTATTTTCTAGCGTGTAAGTATCTACGCACTTTCTAGTGATCTCATTCACGAAGTTTTCGTGTATAGCGTTCATATTCTCTCTCTCTTTCGTATCTATTAGGGCTACCTGCCCTCTACCGCCCTCTCTCACTACCGATAAGAGAAGGCGATAGATAACCTATAGCCTTACCTTACTATACCCTACACTCTATACAATAGCCCTCACGCTCTACTATTACGCCCTCTATCTCTAACCTATCCCCGCAGGGTAGGCAATACTCTTGCCCGATACTATCCACCTTGAGCATTACTCTTCCCCGCAGTCGCATAAGTGACCGCAGCTATAGCATACGTAAGAGCCGGTAAAGTGAGTGCGGTATCCGTATACTCTCTCACCCTTATCATCTAGGCGATAATATCGGTCATCGCTATCTAATAAGGTTGCTCCGTCTAGCTGCCGGTAATAGCGCAGATTTTTTACTCCGTTACTCATACTCATAGATTCTCTCCCTCTCATACATTCAGAGCTATTTGCTCCCCCTTACCCTCTCCGAGATCGCAAGAGAGGGCAAGAGATAACCAATAGCCGGCGCAGATCTATGCTGCGCCCTAGATTATGAGCGTGTTATAGCCCTAGGCACTTAGCCATAGATCCGAAGCAATAGCCGGTAGGCGTGTACCAGATCCGGGCAGAGATTAGCCATAGAAGGGCAATAGCCCCGGATACGATGAGCAACGCCCGCACAATACGCCCGCGCCGGTTGAGCCTCATATTCTGCCCTCACGATCTAGAGCGCACCCGTGGCAGTCGCAAATTTGCGGGGCTATTGTGCAATTCCATCGGGCAGACTTACGGGCTAGGGCTAGGCTCTTATAGTGTGCAATAGGTGAGCCATCACTATCCTTGAGCCATTCACGCCCTAATTCCCCATAAGGGCAGAGAGTGACGATCTCATAATCACGGGCATCATCTCCGCGCTTGCTCGATACGATAACCATAAGACTATCAGCGCGAGAGGTAATGCCTACCGGCTTAAAGTCTGCGACCCGAGAATTGAAGAAGCGCATAGTCTCGCGTGAGAAGTAGTACCCCTGCGCCTTGCTAGCAATCTGCGACTCGTGCCAGATCTCCGCCGGGCGGGTTGGGTAATTCCGGCACCCGTTGCAGGTGCAAGGGTAGATAGTTAGAGCCTTATCGGTAGTCATCTCTTTATTCTCCTTTATTCTCTAGGCGTGTTTTAAGCGTGTAATCGTGGATCTCTTGCCACGTCATAAGATTATTTTCAACGATTATTCTCTGATTATTTTCTATGATCTCTTGCGCGGTCATTCTAGGCATTACTTATCTCCCTTGTTTTCTAGTACGGGTGCGACCTGCGCCCATAGTTTTGCGACTATTGCCTTAATGTCTTTAAGATCCTCGAAAGAATCTGCGAAGCGGTTATTGCCTTCGGAGTCGAAGTCATTCCAAGAGTATCCGCTATCACTTTCGAGAGATTCACCGAAGGCGATCTCGGTGCCATTACTTAACACGATAGAGACGTATCCGGGATATTCCCAATTCACCTTGACGCCGGCAGGCGCGGTAAGTGTGATCTCGTGTTGGATCAGATGTATTGGGTACGTATTGCCGGTACTTATCCCGTCAAAATCGGTCACTTTAATACTCATTACTTATCTCCGGTCTCTAGAATTGCTAGGCGTTCAATATCGGAATCTTCATCTATTGTTTTTTGCGCGGTGATTACAATTCCACCGGCAGAGTGCCACGCAACTGCGTGAGTGTTACAACTTATGCAGGTAGGATCAAGGTCATTAAGGATCTCTAACTGCATCTCATCTATTGTGATTTTGCCACAATTTATGCAGATCGCTTTCGTAATTCCGTGATAGGTAGGCATTACTTACCTGCCTTAACTTCGGTTACATCTCCGAGAATAAATTCCGCACCGATTACATCGAAATCATCGGTGATGAGGTCATACTCTGCAATACGTAACGCTTCTTCATAACTATCTGCCTTAATCGTAATCTCTAGATCTTGCTTAAGCGTTGCAGCAATTTTGTACTCTTTCATAGTCTTGCCTTTCGGTAGTGGTTGATATTGCAAGGCTAATCGTATACCTACCTATACCCCATAATCAAGGCTATTTTGCCTATGGCGCAGCCCGGCGCAGCCACGAAAGGCCGGGCGATAGGTCACCGGTTAGCGGTCTGCCGGGTTAGGTCTAGCCCGTAATGGGTGAGGATCTCTGCGGTCTGACGTTGCGCCGGGTTACCTTGCCTCATACCGGCAGGGGTCTGAAGGTTGATCTAACCGGGCAGGTGAGATGTTAAGGGTGCAGGATCTTAGGGAGATAGTTAGACCTTAACCGCGCCGGTAGTAGAGTCACCCATCCCGTTTACCCCTATTGCCCCGCAGATCACCCCGCAGACCGCAGACCGCAGGCAATTAGACCGCAATCCTAGACCGAAAGTCTACCCCCCGTTGTTAATTTTGATCGAGCGTGCACCTATACTCCCCAGAAAAATATATTTGCTAAAGTGAAACCCCGTCTGAACAGGACTTTTATAGTATGTGAGCAACGTCACACCGTAAAAACAGGAAATCGGGTTTTTTTCCTGCCTTATATATAGTAGGGGCGGCAGTGTGGATAGCCCCTACGCGGTCCTCTGGCGAGGCCCCTAGGCCGAGTTCCAACTTACCCCTCACTCGCTGTGGCTTCGCTCGGGCGTCAAGCCCGTCGCTGGTCGGCACCTTTTAGTGGGGATAGTTATATTTAGCCCACCACTAAATCGAATCGCTTTAACCCACCATAAGAGAATCTGATTCCGGCCCGTCTAAGATTAAGGAACTGCTATGGCAAAGAAACCACTGACTCCCATTGAAAAAGAAACTCTTAGGTTTGCTAAAAGTGTTAAAAAAACAGGGAAGCCAGGAGATTTGCAAAAGACCTTGGATAGTCTTAGTTCAGCAAGCAAAGCCACTTTAGCCAGCGCTATTAAAAAATCCCAACCAGCATCACGGGCAGCAAAAGTAAATAAGCCTGCTAAACAAGCTAAGCCAGATGAAATTAAAGTTCGTAGCAGAAGCACAGGGAAACTTTCTACATTTAATACAAAACCTAAACCTCGCGGTGGTCTACGTGGTGGTGGAAGTCTTGGTGGCGGTGGCGGCCTAAACAAGGCGAATAGATAATTAAACTAGGAGTCTAATGGCTGACAACTCGGCTGACATAGCAAAGAGAATCATCCTAGGTTGTGTCTCAGAAGGTATGACTATTGAAGCTGCCTGTGGCAGCGCAGGTAAGTCTATTAAGACCTACGAGTATTACCGTCGCACTGATAAGATCTTTGCAGACAAGATTGACCGGACACGGCTAGGTTTGAAGGATAAGTCCTTTGCCTCATCCGATGTCCACGATATGACCTTTCCAGAGTTCCGCCAGCAGTTCCTCCATAGCCGTACCTTCCCACATCAGCAGAACATCGTAGATGTGATTGAAGGACGTGAACCAGGGTGGTTACACCCCTCTATGAAGTTTGAACCAGGCTTGGCAGCAAACCGTGTACTTATTAACATCCCGCCAAACCACGCCAAGTCCATCACGATCACTGTGGACTACGTCACCTGGCAGGTATGTAGGAATCCTAACTTTAGAGTTCTTATCGTATCCCAAACGCAGCAGTTAGCTGCCGACTTTCTCTACGCCATCAAGCAACGTCTGACGCACCCAATGTACCAAGAGTTACAGACTGCGTATGCTGCTGGCGTAGGGTTTAACTCTAAGTCTGCTTCGTGGCAGGCTACCCGTGTCACCTTTGGTGATGAACTTCGTGAGTCATCTGAAAAGGACCCAAACATCGAAGCCGTCGGTATCGGTGGTCAGATCTACGGTAAGCGTGCAGATATGATTATCGTAGACGACGCTGTGACCTTAAAGAACGCTAATGAGTTTGAGAAGCAGATCCGCTGGTTGACCCAAGACGTGCGATCCCGTTTGAACCCTACAGGTAAGTTGATCGTTATTGGTACCCGTGTAGCCTCGGTAGATCTCTACCGCGAGCTACGCTCTGAGGATCGCTACCCTGGTGGGCTAGTTCCTTGGAAGTACTTGGCTATGCCGGCGCTTTTAGAAGCAGATGAGGACCCTGACAAGTGGGTTACGCTTTGGCCTTATTCGGATATGCCATTTGATGGACAAGAAGAAGCCGACAAGAACGAAGAAGGTTTATACCCACGTTGGTCTGGTCGTAACTTATACAACGAACGCCAAGCGATGGATACATCTACCTGGGCGCTGGTCTACCAGCAACAGGATATATCTGAGAACGCAGCTTTTGATCCCGTCTGTGTTAAAGGTTCTATTGACGGGATGAGAAAGTCAGGTCGTCTTGAACCAGGTTATCCAGGCCATCCAAAAGATCTTTCTGGCTTTAGTATTATCTGTGGTCTTGATCCTGCTATGGTCGGTGATACTGCTGCGATCTGCTATGCTATTGATCGAAGTACCAATAAACGTTATATTGTTGATGCTATCAAGATCACTGGTCCGTCTCCGCAGCAAATCCGCGAGTTAATTTTTAACTGGACTTCCATTTATAGTCCCTCTGAATGGGTAGTAGAGAAGAACGCTTTCCAAGCCTTCCTTACCCAAGATGAAGGAATCCGTCAGCACCTTGCTACTAGAGGTGTACTTCTTAAAGAGCACCATACTGGTTCTAATAAGTGGGATGCAGGCTTCGGCGTTGCATCAATGGCTACACTCTTTGGAACTAAGCAGTCCGATGGTAAGCACCACCGCGATAATTTGATCCACCTACCTAGTGACCAGACTGAAAACGTCAAGGCGCTAATCGAGCAGTTGATTACGTGGACACCTACTACTAAGGGTAAGACCGACTTGGTAATGGCCCTGTGGTTCTGTGAGATCCGAGCACGCGAGATGCTCAACTATGGTCAGTATGCAAGCCACCATATGAAGAATCCATTTTTGTCCAGAAAAGAAATGGGCAAGCGAGTAGTCGTCAACATAGATGAACTCATCGCAGAGCAAAACAAAACATTCATCTAAGGAGATATAATGAAGCCAGCAAAGAAAACATCATACTCACCAGCACCTATGTCTGAAAAGGCAAAGAAGACTGCTTCTACTCGCGCAGCAAAGAAGCAAGCAGTATCTAAAATTAAAAAAACACTATCAGCGATTTCTCCTATTGATACTAAAGCAGCTAAAAAGGCTGTGGGAATTACATTAAAAACAGCAGCGCTTCCAGGAGATGTAGTTCGCAAAGCAACTAAAGCTGGTCTTAAAGCTTTGGTTAAGGACCCTCGCGCTACACAGCGTCAAGTTGGAACAATCAAGCCAATGCCTAAGAAACTGTATCGCCAGGTTGGAACAACCAAGCCAATGCCTGAGAAGCCAAAGAAGTAATTAGTTTTAGTCCCCGTTATTAGGAGTTACATTGTTATCAGTTAAAGAGATTGACGCCAAGCTAGCGCGTTTGCGTACCAAGTACGCACCCCGCGACCAGCGTATGCGCGACGTTCTTTCTGTACGTCAGGGAGACTTGTCTAAAGTATTCCCATCAATGTTCTCCGAGGATTACCCAAAGCCACTCGTTGCCAACTTCATTGACGTAGCAGCACGTGACTTGGCAGAAGCCGGTGCTCCTCTACCTTCCTTTAACTGCTCTGCAAACAATATGGTTTCTGACGCTCAGCGTAAGGCAGCAGATACCCGCACTCGTATTGCCAACTACTACGTATCTTATTCTAACCTTTCACTACAGAACTACAAGAACGCTGACTGGTACAACACCTACGGTATGACTATCGGTATGGTAGAGATGGACTATGAGGATAATAACCCTCGTATGCGCCTACTTGATCCAACAGGTTGCTACCCAGAGATGGACCGCTTTGGTCGTACTACATCGCTGACTCAGTTAATTGTTTCTGATGCCGACACAATCGCTTCCCAATACCCAGAGTATGCAGAGCAGATCCTCAAGAAGAATAATTTCCAACCAGGATCTCCTTATATGACTATTGTGCGCTATCACGATGCAGACCAAGATCTTATCTATCTGCCTCAGCGTAATAACTTGGTACTCTCACGTGTACCTAACCCAGTAGGTAAGTGTTTAGCACGAGTCTATATCCGTCCATCTTTGGATGAGCAAGCTCGTGGTCAGTTCGATGATGTACTCTCAGTACAACTTGCTCGTGCTCGCTTTGCTATCTTGCAGATCCAAGCAGCAGAGAAGTCTATCCAAGCACCTATTGCTATCCCACAGGATGTGCAAGAACTTGCTTTGGGACCTGATGCAATTATGCGTTCTGCTAATCCGCAAAACATCCGTCGTGTAGGACTAGATCTACCACCTGGAGTCTTTACTGAGTCCGGTGTCCTTGAGCGTGAACTACGCCTTGGTGCTCGTTATCCAGAGTCACGCTCTGGTGAGATCAACGCATCTGTTGTTACAGGACGTGGTGTACAAGCACTACAAGCAGGATTTGATACACAGATCAAGGCAGCACAAGCACAGTTTGCACGCCTCTTTGAAGATCTTGTTGGTCTTTGCTTTGAAGTAGATGAGAAGATCTTCGGATCTTTCCAGAAAACAATTAAGGGAACCGATGACGGTACACCTTATGTACTCAAGTACATCCCTTCCCGTGATATCAAGGGTGAGTACGGAGTAGATGTACGCTACGGAATTATGTCCGGTATGGACCCTAACCGTGCAGTTATCGCATTACTACAAATGCGTTCAGATAAACTTGTTTCCCGCGACTATGTACGCCGTGAACTACCAGTGGAGATCAATGTTACACAAGAAGAACAGCGAGTTGATATCGAAGAGTTACGCGACTCTTTACGTATCGCTGTTGCTCAGTACGCTCAAACCATCCCTGCGATGGCATCGCAAGGTCAAGATCCTTCCCAGGCTGTTACTCGCATTGCTGAAGTCATCGCGGGTCGTCAAAAAGGTTTGTCGTTAGAGTCAATCGTGGAAAAGGCGTTTGCGCCAGAACCTCCACCTCCAGCTCCTGCTATGCCTGAGATGGCAATGGCAGGTATGCCTCCTCAAGTTCCAGCAGCAGGTGCGGCCCCCGCCCCAGCCTCAGCGCAACCTCCACAAGAACAAGGTGGTATGGCCCCTGCTGCTGGTCAACGTCCCGATATAGCACAACTACTAGCCGGTATAACTGGCGCAGCATAAAGGAAAGGAGGCGCACTATGAACAAGGGAACACACGCAAAGGCTCCAGTACAGCCAGTTAAGGTTGATACAAAGGCTGGTTCAGTTAAGGGTGGAGAAGTCAAGTTTGGCTACGCTCCAGCTGCTCGCAAAGGCAAGAAGGCTTAATTTACTGAAGGGTGTACAGGGTGCTGAATCACAACGATAGGGTTCCACGCCCTGTACGCCCAACAGATCTACTTGTTATATTTACAGGTGCTCTTTACAATTTATCGCAAGTGTTAGAAACATTCTTTTCAGAATTATTTGAACTTAGTATTTATCATTCAAACCAAAAGACAAAAACAATGCAAGCGTGGGAAGAAATGACCACAGACCTAGAACAGTTACAGGAGGGAACAGATGGCTAAAAACCCAAATGCTGGAGTTTCAGGTCCTGGATCATACTCAAAGCGTACAGACATCGGAACGCCAGAGATGAAGATGGGTTCTATTGCATACGGAGAAGGTGTTGAGACGGCTGCTATTCAGGCTGGTGCTCCACTTGCTAAATCCGCACCAATGGCTCCTTCAGAAGTAATGCAGCCAAGTGCTCCACTTACTTCGCTATATGCTGAAACACAGTACAAAGATCGTCCCGTTACTAACGGTATTGATATGGGTGCTGGTGCAGGATCAGAAGTAATAAATGGGCCTAAAGATACAGACCTAGAATTTCGTGCTTCAATACAGGCAGCAAAGCCAGTATTAGCATTTGTTATGGATCAACCAAACACATCTCCAGAAACTCGCGCAATCATTAAACAGTTGTGGCGGTTGACGTGAGCATATGGAACAGAATCGGTGACGTTGCCACAAGCGTAAAGAAAGCATCAGAAACAGGTCTTACTAACCTAGGTAAGTTTATTGAAGATGTAGCAGTTGGTGGCGTAGGTGTGGCTAAGATGGCCTACGATATTGGTACTGCTCCTTGGAATGATGAAGATGCCTATAACGGTTTTGTCAAACCATTTAAGTCTGCTTGGAACGATAGCAAAGAGAATGTAATCCGCCCATTGGCCTCAGCCGGTGGAGCAATTATGAAGGTCCCAGGACTTCAGACTGCTCTTGAAAAGGTTAACGAGGTTAACCAAGAGTACATCCGTGAACCTGCCGCAACATTTAACCTTGTCCAATCAGGTATTGTTGGTGGAACAGCAAGTTTCTTTGATCCTAATGACTGGAAAAAAGCCTATCGTGCTGTCAACGAAGAGCAAGAAATCGTTGATCCAATAACTGGTGAAGTAACAGTAGTCCCACCTATCTCTTTAGGTCAGGCTATTGCTCAAAATACTCGACTTATCTTTGATCCAAAGTTTAATATCTATGATCCACGTGAACGTCAAAAGGCATTTTACAATAGTGCTTGGGGACAGACACAGTCTGGACTCCTTGATGTTGCTGGATTATTTGCAGGCGATGTAACACTTGGCGTTGCCAAGGTTGGTAAAGTTGCAGCAGCTAGCACTCTTGCAAAAGGAGCACTTAGAACAGCAGATGACGTTGCCAAGGCAGCAGAAGATATTACTAAGGCTCAGTACGGTGTAGACAATCGTTTCACCAAGGTACTTGATGACTTTACTGCTAATGATTCAGTCTACGCTTTGAACCATCCTTTAGTTCGATCATCAAATCAACCAGGACTTCTCGCCCACCTTCTTGGTGAGTCAGCAGAACGTGAGCAGACAGCTCTTATCCTTCGCTCAGCAATGGGTGATCCAAAGGCTATGGACGATCTAGCACTACGTCGTGCTGATATGAAAGATGCTCTTGCTGTTGCTCGTGGAGATATGTCAGCAGTTGATGAGTGGAAACTCTTTTCTGCTCCAGACGGAACAGGAATGATCCCATTCCTCACCGAATCACCTGCTGTTATGGATGAGGCTTTAGCAAACTACAACGCACTTCTACGCTCAGATGAAACATTTGCAAAGATGATGACTCTTGGCGAAGGTGGTGGAGCACTAAGTCGTACCACCGGATATGGTGTCCAAGGTGTTGAGGATTTTGTTGCTAAGTCACGCTCACTACGCTTCTATGACAAGAAGGTCGGAAGTGCAAACATTGAAGTATTTCAGCCAACACCATTCCACCGTCTTTACCAGAAGATCTCGTGGGGTCTTGGAGAACGTCCAGCAGGTCTTGTTGACTTTAACGATGCAGATTCATACCGTGAAGTAGTAGCGACACTAGAGCGTCTACGTCCATCTGATTCAGTTGTTCCAGGAACACCTACAAATATCCGTCGCCTTGGTGCTATTACAGACGATGAAGCCAATGTTTTGCTAGATGATTACATCAGAGCAGCAACTCCTGAAGAACGACAGATTGCCTCTATCAATATCGAAAGCAAAGCGGTACGCGCCCTTGCTGCAAAGCACGGAGTTGACGAAGAGACAGCAGATCAGATTTACAAGAACTACGCTAACAGTCGCACATCTGCGTTAGCTTCTATTAAAGACAAAGGCTTTATGGTAGACCTTGACGGTTCAATCCTAAAGGTCCCACAACTTGAGTCACAGACAGGCAACTTCTTGCCTATTATGGACTTTGAGGTATTAGACCGCCTCCTTCGTGAAAACTCAAGCGTTCTTTCCGCCCTTAAAGGCGCTACCGTAAACACTACCCTTGACAGGTTAGATCTCTTCCAAGATTTATTTAAGGCAGCAGTTCTGCTTCGCCTAGGTTATACAATCCGTAACGGTATTGATTCTCAACTTCGTATCGCTGCATCAGTCGGTTCTATGACAACGCTACGCCATCTAGGTCCTGGTGTTAAAAACTTTGTCTATAACACAGTAAAAGAGCCTGCTCGACTTATTGATCGCTACCTACCTAAGTTTGATGGTATGACAATCAAGAATGTTCAACAGTCAGCCACAATGGTTACTCGTGAACTTAACGAGATCAAGACAAAGATAGCAGAAGCTGAAGCACGCTTATCACTTAAGCCAGATGATCTTGATGCAATGGGTGAGATCAATACACTTAAACTTCTTCAGGAAGAAAAACTTGCTGTATACAATCACTATACAGAAACGATTAACCGAGTAGGAACAGTTGACCCAAAGAAGCGTATTGGCACTGGCTCCTTTGAAGTTACTGCCAGCGATGGTAGCAAATACGTTCTATATGATGCTTTCGGTGGTCCTCTAGGTGAGATGTTCCGGACGATTGCATCATCTGCTAACTCGTTCCAGCGTATGGTAGAGAGCAACTCTGATATGTTCGGACGTGCTCTACAATCTAAGGGTTACGGTATTGTAAAGCCAACAGATCCTGGTTACTTTGAACAGTGGGCGCAAACACTACGCCAGCAGTTTGGTAACTCAGCAGTTGTACAACGACTTGTTACAGGTGAAAGCGTAGAAGATATTACTCGATGGCTTGCAGGTTCACCTGCTGGTCGTGACCTACGCAAGCGTTTGGCTATTGACGATTCAGCTGAATACGTCACACGTATCAGCCGGTTCTTGGATAACTATTTGCCAGAATCATCAGGTCTACGCACAAGCATACGTGAGGTTACAGCAAACGACCTACGCGGAGCGTTCAAAGATCCAACGACTCTTCCTACAATTCACGGTCACGTACTTGAAGAGGCCGTATCTAATACTTCAAAGTTGCAAATTAGAACCCTTATCAACGGGGCTTTTAAGTTCCTTGCTCAACTTCCTGAAGATGCTTGGGCTAGAAACCCACTGTACATCCAGTTCTACCGACAAGAAGCACGTCGTCGCATTGACATTGTTGGTGGCCTAAAGGGTGGCAAACTTACAACAGCAGATCAAGAGGCTGTGATGGCTGCTTCCCACAAGGTAGCACTGCGTCAAATGAAGGGCATTCTATTTAACATTGAGCGTCGAAGCAATCTTGCAGCAGCAATGAAGTTTATTAGCCCATTCTTCTCAGCGCAAGAGAACGCTTACAAGACTTGGCTTAAGATGTCTGTAGCAAACCCTGCTATTGTCAATCGTGGCTATATGGTCTGGCAATCACCGAACCGTGCAGGTCTTGTTACAGATCAGGACGGTAATCCAGTCCCAGAAGGTCAGACTTCCGGTAGTGATGTAATTTGGCTTTCAGTTCCAAGTGGTATGCGTGGTATTCCAGGTATGGATTCGCTTACTCAACTAGGTATTCCAAAGCAATCCTTGGATATTATCTTCCAGGGTGGTATGGATGTCCTTTACAATAAGGGTAATCCAAACATCTTTGGTGATCTATTTCCGGTAGGTCCATATGTTGCAGCTCCAATTTCTGAGATCGTTAAAGAAAAGCCTGAACTAGCAGATTCTTTTAAGTGGGCATTGCCATATGGTCCATCAAAGAATGTCGTATCTAACTTTATCCCAGCTTGGTCACAGAAGGCTATTGCAGCAAACAAAGAGTTGGATGACGCTCAGTTTGCTAAGTCATATGCTCTTATCTTTGCTACAGAAGCAACTAATGCCAAACTCAATGGTACTAAAATGCCTACCGCAAAAGAGATTATGAGCAAGACGAAGGATTACTGGAACTTGCGTATTGCAGCAAACCTTATCCTACCGTTTGCTCCACGCTTTGATAGCCCTTATCAGTACTACATCCAGAAGTCTCGTGAGTATAAGCAACTCTACGGTATGGATGCAGATGCTAAGTTCCTTAAGGACTTCCCAGAGTACTTTGCCTTTACAGCAAGCACTTCTAAGAACCCTGCCAAGGTAGACTACACAGTTGCAGCTGTTAAAAACATCAAGAAGTATGATGGGCTTATCAGTGAACTTTACAACATTGAGCCAAAACTTATCGGTTTTGTTGTCAATGAAAAGGAAGGCTATAAGTTCTCAGACGCTGCCTACGAGTATCTATACAACAAAAAGATCTCACCCGATTCTCCTGAAAAGTTTCTTGGACCTATGAGTCCAGCAGAATCACGGAAGAAGAGCGAGGCTGAACTTGGATGGATTAAATACAACCAAGTAATGGATATTATTGATGAGGAACTTACTAATAGAAAGTTATCATCAATTACCCAAAAAGGTGCAGAAGATCTTAAGGTAATCAAGGAGACTGTTGTATTAGGTCTTTCACGTCAGAAGGATGCAAAGGGTGAGTACATAGTCAACCCTAAGACTGGAACTTATTCCCAGACTGCGTGGTATGACGACTACCTAGATTCAGATGGATCTAAAACTAATAGAGTCATCTATGGTTTCTCGAAGATCCTCAATGATCCAGAGTATCGTAAAGATAATAAGAACTCTTCAACATTTAAGAGTGTTGAAGTTTACTTTGATATTCGCAAAATGTTTGCTGAAGAATTACAGGGCAGAGAGTCAAAGTCTATTGATGCTAAGTCAAACATTGACATCCGCATAATGTACGACTTGATGGTTAAGAAATTAAAGACTGATGATCCTATTGGATTTGCGCCTTTATATGAAAGATTCTTAAGCCAAGACCTTGTCGTTGATAAGTATTTAACACCAAAGGAGCCTAAGTAATGGCAGATGAAAAAAAGCCGTCTAGTATCTTAGACAAGCTAAGTGGAATTGTGGATACAGAGGATCTCAAGGAAGCATTAGCAGGTCTTCCAGCGGCAACTGCGGAAAAGCCAAAGAAGTCAGGCACTTACGTCAGCACACAGGTTTCATCCAACATCCCACCTGCTTCTACTTTGGCAGATTATATCAATACAGTATTCCAGAAGTACAAGGGTAGAGATGCTAACCCTACAGAACTAAAGACTTGGCTACCGGCAGTAACTGCCCAGTACAAGTCTGAAAAGGGTAAGAGCAAGAGCACCATTAAGTACACCTATAAAAACGGTGAACTTCTCAAGACGGAATACCTTACAGCCAATGGCGAAGATCCTAAGTTATGGATTGAGAATAAGGTCAAGGCAGATGTTCTTGCTGGTAAGCAAGATGTTAATGCTCTTGCAATCCCAGAAGGCCCATCAGGAAAGTACTTTGTAGCCCTTAAGAATGTAGCTGCTAGAAATGGAATTATGCTTTCAGATAGCGCAGCCACAGACTATGCCAACGGTATTGTCGCTGGCAAAATAGATGAAGATACTGCTTACAACACAATTCGTGAGAGTGCAGCAGAAGCCTTCCCTGCGCTAGCAGATAAGATAAAGGCAGGCATAGATCTTAAGACTTTGGCTGATCCTTATATCCAGTCAATGAGTAGCATACTTGAGATACCAGATACTGGTATTGATATGTTTGACCCAAAGATTCGTAATGCTATGGCTTATACATTGCCAGATGGCAAGATCGGAACTCGATCAATCTACGAATTTGAAAGAGAACTACGCAAGGACCCACGTTGGCAGTACACAGATAATGCACGTAATGATGCAGCAAGCATCGCTACTACAGTGCTCAAAGACTTCGGATTTATGAGGTAATGATGGCATCAAAAGACGCTATGTACGATGCAAAAATGGCAGCAAAGGCAAAGGCAAAGGCTGCAACCAATGCAAGTGCTATTAAACAAGTTGGACCATCAGGTGGTCTTCCTGCTGGAGTTATTGCTGGCGTTACTAGGCCAACAACATCTATTGACCCAGTTCAGGCTGAGATTGATCGTATCAATGCAGCAAAGGGGGAAAATAGAGCAGTACTTGCACCAGAGCAATATCCAATGAAAGAAATTGCAACCACTACTGGTGAAAAGGTTATGGTTTACACAGGTGGTCCACTTGCTGGTCAAGATAAAAGTGGCAACTTTCCGATTCAAGCATCTGGTACTACTGTTATTCAAGAAAACAGTACTACAAGTAACGTTGATGGGAATAAAACTTTTGGTGGATCAGATAGTGATACCCAGCAGGTAGTAGACGGCACAGATTTTAACGTTGAACAATATACCAAGTCTTACCTCGATAAACTAACAGAAGATCAAAAGACTGCTGAGCGTCAAAGCGCATTTAATATCCTCAAGATGGAGTTCCAGCAATACGGTCTAGGAAGCCTTGTTGATAAGATCAGCAACCTACTTACAGACGGAACCCCACCAGCAGAATTTGCTCTACGCTTACGCGATACCCAAGAGTACAAGGATCGCTTTAAGGCTAACGAGGCCAGAATTTCCAAAGGTCTTACGGCCTTAAGTCCAGCAGAGTATGTAGCCCTTGAAGATCAGTACCAAAATGTTATGCGTAACTACGATCTACCAGAGTCTTACTATTCAAAGGATACAACAGGCAAGCAGGTAGGATTTGAGCAACTCATTGCTAACGATGTTGATTCAGAAGAACTACAAGAGCGTATTGTTACAGCGCAGGATCGAGTTCTTAAATCTAATCCACAGGTATTGCAAGCACTTAAACGATTTTATCCAGACATTACCAATGGCGATATCTTGGCCTATGCTCTTGATTCAAAGAACGCTATTAAGAATATCCAGAGCAAGGTAACAGCAGCTGAGATCGGTGGAGCAGCAATCGCTCAAGGTCTTAACACCGCAGCAAGTAGAGCAGAAGAACTTGCAGGATACGGCGTTACTAAGGCAGCAGCACAGCAAGGTTTTGAAACCGTTGCTGGTGTCGCACCACGTGGTGGACAACTTGCGGCAATGTACGGACAAGATCCTTACACACAACAGACAGCAGAAACAGAAGTCTTTGGACTTGCAGGATCTGCTGAGGCAAAGAAGAAGCGTGAGAAATTAACTGCGCTTGAGACTGCCTCATTCTCCGGACAATCAGGTCGCGGAGTACTAGCCAGAGATCGCGCTGGCTCAATCTAAATAAGCCTGCCACTAGAACGACTGGCCTAGTGGAGTGAACTAAGACCAGGAGTGGGAGCCATACCGTTTCCCCAGACGGATATGAGGCCCGCGTAAATCAACTAAATGATAGGGAGTGGACTATGTCCAATTATGAGTACGAGGATGACGACGACGATGTCACAACAAACGATACGTCGAATGACCTTGTAAAACAACTACGCAAAGCCGCAAAGCAAAAGGATAAAGAACTACAGGAACTTCGTTCCCAGTTTGAAACCTTGACCAAGGGCCAGCGTGAACGAGCAATCAAGGACACCCTCGCAGCTCGCGGGGTAAATCAGAAGATCGCTTCATTTATCCCACAGGATATAGACCCTTCAGAGGAGTCTGTGTCTAAATGGCTCACAGAATATGCCGATGTTTTCGGTATTGATCTTGAGCAAAACCAGGCAACAGCAAATGTAGATCCAGCCGATGCAGCGGCGTACAAGAGACTAAGTGCAGCGTCTAACGCAGGTATATCACCTGAACGTGGACAAGACATTATGAGTCGCTTGATGAACGCCAATTCAAAGGAAGAACTGGATGCCATCATTGCCGAATCTGGAATGTAATTTAACCACTAACGAAAGGCAAAAATAATGGCACTACCAGGCGGTTCCATCACTGGTTCAGCTGACATTACTGCACTCGTACAGACAGCATACGATCAATATGTTCGTATGGCTCTTCGTAGCATCCCTGTTATGCGCGGTCTTGCAGATGTTAAGCCAGTACAGCAAGCAATGCCAGGATCATCAGTAGTATTCTCAATCTACTCTGACCTAGCACAAGCAACATCAACTCTCACAGAAGAGTCAGATGTTTCATCAATCGCTCTCGGCAACCCTAACCAGGTTACCGTTACTCTTCAAGAGTACGGATCAGCCGTAACAACAACAAAGAAGTTGAACCTTACTTCGTTCAACGATGTTGACTCAGCACTTGCTGACATCATCGCTTACAACGCAGCAGATTCGATTGACTCTGTAGTTGCAACAACTCTCACAGGTGGCTCAAACGTCATCTACGCAGGAACTTCAACAGCATCAACAACAAACGGAATCACAGCAACAGACGTTATGTCAGTAGCTGCTATCCGTGAGGCTGTCACACAGCTCCGCACAAACAAGGCAGTGCCACGTATCAATGATTTGTATGCAGCATACCTACACCCACGTCAGGCAGCTGACCTCCGTGCTGAATCAGGCACCGGCGGATTCCAGGCTTTGACACAGTACGTAGATCGCACACCATTCGTGGCTGGTGCAGTCGGCGTAATCGAAG